TGACGAGCTTTATGAAACTTACAGTGTTCTTTCCACTGCTGCAAACCCTGATATTGGGAGCGAATAATGATGATCGAATGGTGCCGTACACACTTTAACGTACACCCGCCTTCTCGGGCAAACCCAAGCGATGCGGGACTGGATGTTCATTTCAGTCCTGCTGACAACACGGCTATCACTATTGCCCCGGGTACTAGCGCCGTCCTGCCCACAGGGATCAGGTTTGGAATCCCACACGGCTATATGCTGGAAGTGAAGAACCGCTCTGGCATGGCTGCAAAGCGCAGTCTTATCGTGGGAGCGTGTGTCATTGATTCGGGTTATGACGGAGAGGTATTTATTAACCTTCATAACGTTGGAACTAAAACACAAGTTATTGATGCACATGCAAAGATTGCTCAAGTTGTTATGACGCCGGTTGTACACTTCCGCGCCATGGAGAGGCAAGGTGACAATGATTTATATGGTTGGTATCCAATAACAATTAGCGACCGTGGTGACGGCGCACTAGGAAGTACCGGTGAATAGGAAGCAAAGGCGCCAAATGGCTACGATGAGTGAGTTATATGAAGCCATTGAGCACTATTATCACACTATTTACTCATATGAGGGCAACCAGCGCGATGTCAAGAAAGCAGACAGGCACATGGATGGCTTCACCGATGCGTTGATTCGTGCGGTTCCTTCGCCCTTCGTTGTTGAACAAAAGCATCGCGCCACAATTCGCGGCGCATTTTTGAACAAGCGTTGGGATCTAGCATACGGCACGGGCGCCACTTTTAGCAATGCGATAGAACTCAAGAGTATTGTCATGTCAAAGATGGGCAAATGCTTTTCTAACCGCGTTGAAGAAGCCATCGGAGTTGCTACGGATCTTCGCCACGTTAACAAGGACATTAACCTCGGCTATCTCCTTGTAGTAGAGGATGACTTCGACGGCACCGACGTTGCTCGGGAAAAGAAGCTAACCAAGATTTCCAAATTTTGCGAATACCTTGAAAAAGATCTGAAACTCTACAACAACGTGTGTTGTATCGTTTTTAACTCAGATAAAAACTATTATTGTGCTTACTCAAGCTTTGAAGAATTTGTTTCAAAGTGGGCAAAGCACGAAAGGACATGAAGTGAACACAGCAACACAACAAACATTATTTTCATCCAAGACAGGCGAGTGGGCAACCCCACAGGACTTCTTTGATAAGCTGAACTGGCGCTTTGGTCCGTTCGATCTCGACCCATGCGCGACAATCCACAATACTAAGTGCGCCAACTTCTACACAGAAGCAGAGAATGGACTTGTCAAGGATTGGGGAGGGCACATTGTTTTTATCAATCCTCCATATGGTCGAGGGATCGACCAGTGGATCGCTAAGGCATATGCTGAATCCCAGAAGCAGCACACCCGTGTTGTCATGCTGATTCCGGCTCGTACTGATACACGGTATTGGCACGACTATGTGATGAAGGCGAAAGAGATTCATTTTGTGAAGGGCAGGCTCAAGTTTGGTGACGCCACCAACGCCGCCCCTTTCCCTTCGGCAGTCGTGGTGTTTGAGAATACAAATCGCGATGCTTGGGGCAACCCAAGCGCCTTTACCATGGAGAAGGCGTGAACCGTAAGCAGCGACGAGGCATGGCTGCAGCAGAGCGCAAGGGTGGTAGCCCCGATCTCGCAGAAAAGATGGAGTTTTATACTAAACTCCCAGAGGCATGCCTAATGTGCGAAGCCGAGTTCGACAAGCAGAATCGCGAGATGCTGGCATCGTGGAACATAGTAGTCAGGGAGCAGAAGAAGATCATTCGCCTGTATTGTCCTGACTGTTGGTCGGCAGCACAACGACTGGTTGAGAAGTATGAAAAGGGAGAACTATAATGAAAACCATGGTAAGCCTCAGCTACGATGATGTTTTGCTGGTACCTCAGTACTCTGATATCCGTAGCAGGAAAGAGATTGACATCGGCACCATGCTGGGTTCTTTTAGACTGGATTTGCCAGTCATTTCGTCTCCCATGGATACGGTTACTGAAGCATTGATGGCTTCCCGCATGGGCTTAGCCGGCGGCTTGGGAGTTATCCACCGCTATTGTTCGATTGACAGACAAGCCAAGCTTATCAGGCAGCAGAAGCATGGAACTAAAGCAGCAGCCATCGGCGTCACCGGCGATTTCCACGACAGAGCAAGGTCAGTGGTAGCCATGGGCGCAGAAATCTTATGTATTGATGTTGCTCACGGTCACCACTCCTTGATGGAGGCAGCTATAAAGCAGCTAAAAGATACGTTTGGTGATACTGTACATATTATGGCGGGTAACGTGGCTACACTTGAGGGCTTTAACGCGCTAGCCGAGTGGGGTGCAAACTCCATCAGATGCAACATTGGTGGTGGCTCGATTTGTTCTACTAGAATTCAAACTGGTCATGGTGTGCCCGGGCTGCAGACCATCATGGACTGCGCTAAGACTGGCATGGACGCCGCGATCATTGCTGACGGAGGAATTCGTAACAGTGGTGACGCTGTTAAGGCACTGGCTGCAGGCGCCGATGCTGTGATGTTGGGCTCTATGCTAGCCGGCACCCGAGAATCATGTGGCACCGAGGTCGTACACATCGATGGCGTAGCACACAAGACTTATCGAGGCATGGCATCGGAAGAAGCACAGCAGGATTGGCGCGGCAGCGCATCGTCACTGGAGGGCGTGTCAGCTACCATTCCGATGAAAGGCTCAGTGGACGACGTGCTTGGCGAACTAGACAACGGAATCAGAAGCGGGCTTTCTTATTCAGGCGCCCGCACCCTTGCGGAACTTCAGGCACGGGCTAAGTTCACACGACAAACGGCTGCTGGTATATCTGAGTCGGGCACTCATATCCTAGGGCTAAGCAATGTCAGATGAATTTTATAACCAGCGAGTGGTTTTCAGAGAGAACGACAAGGTTCATGCTGATTTGCGCATCCGACTACACTATGATGGAATCAGTCAGTCAGATTTCTTTCGTGGCTGTATTGATGCTTATGTAAACCAGTCGCCAGAATTTATGCAGTTTTTGGGAACATTAAAGTCTGAGAAGAGCAAGCACAGCAAGCTGAAGAATGCAAAGTCTAAGAAGCTGAGCGCTCAAGGCAAGAAACTTACAGAGCATTTCGCTCTCGACTCAAATGAGATAGAAAACATATTCGACATGATCGAAGAGGAGCACAATGAGTTATGAATTAGGAAACATCGTGTTGTGGAATCGCAAGAGCAGCCCGGGCTATTATGGGATTATTGTGGAATCAGAACTACGGCGCACCAGCGCCCTACCTCCGTGGCGTTGGCATAAGGTGAAGTTTACGACACCCCTGCCTCCGGAGATAGAGGATGGGTGGTTCCGCTGTGACCATGTAACTGTGATAAAAGGATACGAAGAAATCTCCAAGATTCATGCTGCCATGATTGCGTCAGCAAATGTGATGGATGAGGCGAGATGAGGCGCTGCGCAAGAACGTGTCTCCAAAAAAATAAAAAATGCAAACAGAAAGAATGTCGATTATGGATAGATTATACAGGCGACCTGAACTGTACCTTAGTGGCAGTTTATAAACATGGTAACATGACTTTGGAAGAGGTCGGCAAAAGATTAAAGTACACGCCAGCCAGAATACAGCAGGTCGAGAAGCGTGCTTTAGAGAAGATCTCTCTCCGCGCTAAATACTTGAAAGACTTTTTATTTAATAGATGACGCCGTTTAACATTGAATAGACTATTTATTATCGAAGCCTTCATATAATATATTATTAGGAGATTATACGAGATGAGCAAAAAGAAGCTAATTTTAAAAGAGTCAGTTACTCGCAGGTTTATGCGGCTAGCTGAAATTGAATCAAAGTTTACCGATCAGTTTTTGACTGAGTTAGGTGAAGAAGAAATGGAACTAGGTGGTCCCGATCCCATGGCTGGAGAAGAAGAATTCCCCGGCGACGAAGGACCAGATGAAGAGATGCCCGAAGAAGAAATGGGCGAGACTGTTGAGGTCGATCCGACCGAGCTAGTTTCCGACATTGTAGCAGCACTGCAGAAGCAGGGCGCAGATGTCAGTATGGAAGGTGGTGAGGAAGAGGAAGAACTCGACGGCGAAGAAATGGCACCAGTCGCAGGTGATGAAGAACTTCCCCCAGAAGAGGAAGAGCCCCTTATGCAAGAGCTTGCAGATGCTGGCGTCTCTATCGCTGAAGACGAGGCAATGATTAATGAGGTAGCCCGCCGAGTTGCGAAGCGCCTTGTAGCGGCAAGTAAGTCCCGCAAGGGCTGAAATGCCAAAAACTAATAATATTATTTTGCTTTAACACTGCTGCCCTATAGTGTATGCTATAGGGTAGTGTTGTATTTAAAAATGGAGTTGCAATGGAGTATGCACTAGGCGGACTTATCGGGTATCTGGTAGGCTGTGCTATAACGAACCTAATGACCGTAGGTCGGATGGGTATGTTCGTCGAAAGAGTCGGACTACAATCATTAAAGTTGATGATATCAGCGACCGAAGACATAGAGTTCTTCAGAGCATTGAAGTATAAGAAGTTAGAAGATGCAGAAGATAAAGCTACCATTATCCGCCAAAAAAATATGGATGATTACGAATTTGGTCGGTGGAAAAAGGCAGCAATAGATAATTACTTAGCCAGCTTCCCGACCACATATAGGAAACAGTTCGTAAAGTTTTCTGATTGGGAGGGAGCGGTCAAGCATTTTGAAGAAAACAGAAGGAAGTTATAATGTTGATGTCGCCCAAAAAAGAAGCAGAGAAGAAAGAAGAAGAAGAAGAGGAGTCAGGCAATGACCTGACCGCAGAGCAGCTAGCCGCTGCCTTGGGCATGGAGCCCGATGAGGAGATGCGCGTCGTAGGTCTTTACGGAGACATCGATGAACGCAAGTCCCGCGAGACCCTAAGCGGCTTGCTGGTCCTCCACAACTCAGGCAAGTCTGGGGAAGAGGGACAGGAAGAATGGGAGCCAATGGAGTTTATCATCTCCACGTACGGCGGCAGCGCCGACGATATGTTCGCTCTCTACGATGTAATGCGTATGATCCAGAAGGATTGCGAGATCCACACA